GCGCTCATAATCCGCTAGACGCGCGGTGGAATCCTCTAACGCCCAGATCCGGTTTTGCAGCGCCTCCAGCCCGTACTCTTCGGCCCCGGCAACGTTGCGCAACTGCGCTAGCTCACGCTCGCGCAATGCCTCAGTGTCGCCCTGCAGCGTGAGCCATTGCCGCTCTAGCTGCTCACGGGTGCGTATCGCGTCCGACATATCCTGCACCGCCGTCGCACCGCCGTTAGCCGCCAACGCCGCAGCCTCGGCACTGTTGCGGATGCCCTCCAGCGCTTGCTCTAACGTCATCGCCCCGGCGGTGACGAGATCCATCCAGTAGTCGATCCCCTCGGCCTCAGCCTCACGCCCCAGCGACGACTGATACACCGCGTCAATCTGGGATTCCATCGAGTCATTGAGCTGTTTATACGCGCCGCTTAACTGCAGTAGCTGCGCATAGTTGTACTGCCCAGCGGCAGTGTTGAGCTTCTGGGCCTCGATCAGCGCCCGTAGGTTTTCCTCGTCTTTGGGCAAGCGCGTGCCAAGCGCGGCAAAACCGGCAGTTACGTCCTCAATGGCAAACTGCGTGCGTTCTAGCTCGCTGAAATAGTTATCAAAATACGATGATTGGAGGGTCGACAGGTTTTGCACGCCGCCCGCATAATTTGCGATACTCCCGGCAGCATCTAGCGCCCCGGCAGCGGTTTCGTCGAACTCTAAGTTGAGACGATCAACGCTGCCCATCAGTAGGGCTATCGCCTGTACCGACTGCTCAAGCCCAGCGGCCATTTGATCAAACTCGGCGCTGCCGGAGATGCCCTGCAGGCGACTGATAACCTCATCGCCGATCAGGTCATTAATGCCTTCGGCTTGGGCCAAGATGCTCGCGCCTTGCTGGGCGCGTGTAACGATCTCTTCAACCGAACCGTCCAGCGCTTGCACAAACTTGCCGTACTCGCTTGTCATCGCGTCGATGGCCGCCATTGGACGGGTTTGCGTGAACGCATCGACCAGGTCTTGGGCGTTTTCGCTGTAGATCTCGACGGCCTGAACCGCCGTTTTCATGGCTTGAAATTCATCTTCGCCGCGTGCCAGGGCGGCTACCATGTTGTCAACCTGGGCCGCCCCCTGGGTGACCTCATCCCACCAGCCGTCTTCGCCGCCCTTACCCAGGTCGCGGGTGTGCCGGTCTTTGAAACCCACAGCGCCAAATGCCCCTACTTCGTAATACTCTTCGTTATTACCCCCTTCAAAATAACTATCGTTGCGGGCGCGCCCTAGGTCTTTACGTAGGTTTGAACCGGTGTCAGTGATGCCGAAGAACTCACCGGCGGCGGCGTCGCCCAGCTCGGCTATTTTTTGCGTGACGGTTTCAACGCTAAGGATAGCTTCATCAACAGTGGCTACCTTGCCTTTGTAGACCGCTGAATCGCTGCCGAAGACGCTGTCAACCACACTGCCGATGGCTGAACCAATCCCCGCGCCCACAGGGCCACCAATTGCAAACCCGCCCGCTGCGCCGATGTTCTGGCCCCAGCTTGATTGAGCCTGCTTATCGGTCACTAAACCACTGATCTTGTCGCCGATTGCGCTACCGATCTGGTACGCGCCGTAAGCGGCAGCGGCGGTGCCTGCCATACTGCCCGCGGTGGACATCCAGCCTCCTCCACTAGCCGCTGGGCCATAGCCGGTGCCAGTGGCGCTGCCCGCCCACCCGCTGTAGGATCCGGTGCCGCCTATTTGTGAAGTAAACCCTCCAGGGGCCGCCGTTGCTCCGCCCTTGAACCAACCCCCTACGGTGTCGATACCGCTTGTTAGGTTTGAGGGGTTAAAGGAGCCAAGATCGAAGCCGCCGACAGATTGCCCGCCACCTCCCGGCATGCCGGTGGTGTCCAGCCCCATCATGCCCGCGACTTCAAACGTCAGCTTTTGCGTGGTGAGCATGTGGGCGATGTTGGCGAACGTCTGTTCGAAAGCCCGTTCGACGGTATCCAGCGCGCTGGTGGAGCCATCTATTAGGCCTAGCCACGCATCACGGCCTGTGTCGTCTAAATCTCGGATCGTGTTGTCGGCAATGGTGCCCCAGGTGGTGAAGCTGCGGGCAATGCTTTGCCCTGCGTCTTCCGATGCGGTGGCTAGGTCTTTGGTTTTGTCCTGGGCGTTCAGGTATTCCAGCGCCAGCAACTGCATACCTTGAGCGTGCCGTGCGATGTTGCCGGTGCCGGTGGCCATCGCCAGGTTAAGCGTGCTTACGTCACGGGCCATCTGGATGGTTTCACGGCGGCCAGGGCGTAGCCGGTTGTAGAGATCCTCTAGGGCTTTGGCCTGGGCAGCGGTGGATTCGGCTAGCTCTTTTGCTTTTGCGGCGGCGGTTTCGTTGGCATCGCCCAGATCCGTTGTTGGGGGAATAGTTTCGCGCGTAGTCCGCTCTAGCTGCGCCAGCTTTTCATCTATTTCAGTGACCGATCCGCCCGCTTCTTCAATCGCGTTGCGGGTTTCCATCAATTCAATCTGAAGATCTTGGAGCGCTTGCTGTGATTCGCTGCTTGGCCCAGCACCAAACGCCTCGTGTCCACCCACTGCATCCCATTGCCGTTGCTCTTCAGCGACAATTTGGCGCTGACGAGAGACGTCCATCGCCAGTTTGGTCTGGCGGAACTGCTGGAACTGCTGTTCCGCTTCCAGCATCGCCTTGGCATTTTTAAGCGCCGCCTCTGAATTGGCATCTAGCGCGCTGGTCATATCGTCAACGCGGTCAGTTGCCGACTGCACTTTTGGCGTTACCAGCCCTAGCTCTTCACGAAAATAATATATGGCTCCGCCTGCCAACACGGCAGCGCCAGCTGGGCCACCCACAAGCATCATGGCGGCAGAAGCACCGCGTGATGCCGCACCTAGGGCAATCTGTGAAGCGGCAGCGGCACGAGAAACGCCCGCCATGCTTGCCAGTGTTGCTTGGTAGCGGATCGACTGCGCTTGAGCGGCCACCATGCCCGCTGTTGACGTGGCGAGCGACCCAGCTAAACGCCCCGCAAGGACACCCGCCAGCAATGTGGCGGTGTCCTTGGTGAGATCCAGGATGGTTTCCGCGCCGCCAATTTCATGAATAAAGCTGCTGGTGGCCTGCAAGCCCGCCGTCATCGACGGTACCATTTCAGCCGCTATCGTTTGACTTAGCCCTTGCGCGGCAAACTTGAGCCTATCCACCTCGTCGTTATAGGTGGCCATGGCATTGGCAGTGTCCTGGGTGATCGTTAGGCCCAAGGCGTCCGCTTCCGCCCGCATGGCGGCGATGGCATCGGTGCCCTGGTTGACGATCTGCACCAGCTTGACGCCTTCGCTATCCCACAGCTTTTGCGCCAGCGCTACACGCTCACTGCTGCTTTCCACGTTTTGCATGGCGGTAGCAATGCGCTCGAATTGCTCTTCTGGCGCTAGCTGGTTGAGCTCTTTGGCACTCAGGCCCAGTCGATCTAGCGCTTTGGTCGCCACACTGGTGCCTGCGGCTGCCTCAGCGATCCGTCGGGTTTGGCGCTGCCATGCGGTGGTTAGCTGGCCAAATTCAACGCCGGAAAGCTTGGCTACATAGTTGTACTGGCTGAGTGATTCGGTGCTGGCACCAATCCGTAGATTGGTTTTCTGTAGCTGATCGCCCCAATCGATTTGATTCTGGAGGGTATTCGCAGCAAACATGCCCGCGATAGCGCCCGCAATCGGCGCGGCGGCACGCTTGAGCACCGCTAGCCCCTGGCTAGTGGCGTTCACATCCTGATTGAACTGACGACTACGGCGTGAGCCACGGTCGAACCCCTGATTTAGCTTACCCAGCTCATTATCCGTGGCCTTAATGGCCCGAATACCGCCACTGGCATCGCCGGTAATGATCAGGCCGGTTTTGTAGTTCTGGGCCATGGGCCACCTCAAATTGTGGGCACAAAAAAGCCCGCACGCGGCGGGCTGTTAAAATTCGGTCACTAAAAGGCCCGCTCTATGGCGGGCCTTTTGGTTTGATTTGAAGAGTCAACTGGGGACTTTATTCCATTTCTCAATCACTCGCTGTTTTGCAGCGTTGTATTCTTCTTCTGTCAATGCACCCTGCTGCAATAATTCATGCAGGCTTTTGATTTCGTCTGCGAATGACTCACTTTCACCCTCAAGACCTGAATATTCAGGCTCCTCGCTGGTCATTCTCTCATTGATTTTGATCACGGTAGAGAAGAGGGAATGCCACTGTTCTGCTTCTTGAACCGCTACGTTTGGTGAAGTAGATCCGTTAGCAGTCATTTCAATAAAATCAATGATATGAAATGGAGCTTCAAGATCGTTGATGGTCAACTGTAGCTTAACTCCTTTTGCTTCTACCCCCGTTGTTGTCTTCCCAGAAAGCGCACCAACTGCAGCTCCAATCCCGCCGAATAGAACGCCCCCAATTGCAGCTCCGGCAAATTGGCTAGCGCGAGAGGTTTTAGTAACCGTCTTTCCATCAATAAGCACTTCCGACTCAATAAGGTCTTGTCCATCCAGGTACCTATAGCTTTCACCAACAATCAGACAAAACTTATTATTTGTTCTATCTAACGCAGCGCCCACTAGTATGGATCCACCGTTAGGAACCTTGACCAATACTTCGTCGGGCTCAAAGGTGTCGGTTTGTATCTTTTCCCTAACGCCCTCTTTATTTTGCTTATTAATCGAGATCCGAACAAAACCAAAAACTGATAGTGCAAGCAACCCAATTATCACTACCCAAAGCAGAATGCCCGTATCGCTCATGACCAAACACCTATTTTATCGATAATTTGGTCACACCAACGCCCCCCGCTAGGTGACCTCCTAACAGGGAACGTACCGCACTTCGTTAAGTTTGGCTAGGCGTTAACGCGCCAGCGTGTTTTGCAGGCAGCCGGTGGTTTTGGCGAGCGAGGCTACCAGACTTTCTAGGTGCGCCAGCTTTTCCTGTGCCCCGCGCTTGTTGATGCCGTTCATCGAGCAAAGGTGTGTCAGCGCTTTGAACTCTTCGCGGACGTTATCAATGCTGCCGACCTTGATAGTTGCACCGGTGCGCGAGGCTTCAAGTAGCTGACTGATCAGTCGGCGAATATCTGAGTGATACTCCGCATCCATCCCCACCAGTTGATGCTCCTGCCAATCTTGCCACTTCCGCGCTAGCGGGTAGTCAATGGTTTCCACTGCGGGGGCGGGCAGTGTTTGCTTGCCTAGGTACTCGCCTTCTAGCGTCATGCGGTGCACGTACTCGACCGCCTCGGGCAGTTGCTCGGGGCTTAACTCGTCAATGTGGTCAACGTTGAACCGGTGGTGCACCAGGGTGTAGGCAGTGCTGTGCATTAAGCCGCGCTTGGTGGTGAGCAGGGTGACGGCAGCGCGTAGGCCCGCACGTTCGTCTGGCGTGGCGGTGCGCGGGTTTACCGCTTGGCCTTTTTGCCAGTAGTCGCTAAGTACGTCGAAGCACTCAGACTGATACTCCACTAGCTTCTCACGGATCTCTGGCTTTACTCGAGTAGTGTCTACACCGAATAGCCAGCCGTTAAGCTTGTTAAGTGGCAGGGTTAGCAACTTGCGGCGCTGACTTTCTCCGGGTAGCTGCGTCGTCGTCATGACGACGCAGGTCGATAGAACAGGGTGGCGCTTCATGCGGTTGTACTGGGCGCGCCAGTTAAGACCAATAGCGTCACAGATCGGCTTCATGGCTACGCGTATGATCCCCTCAACACTGAAGGTCGGGATGGTGGCGCCATGAAAGCTGATAGAAATAGGTGAGACGATAGTTGCTGACATTGTAAGACTCCTTTTGCTTGGCAAAGAGTCCGCCACCAACCTTCCTACAGAATGGAGGCGAACCGTACGCGGGGTAGGAAGACCGGAGCAAAAGGAAACCCGGCACACCCGAAGGTGTCCCACGCACGGCCCGCCATAACGAGCGCAAAAAAAAGCGCCTTATGGCGCTGTGCGCCTTTTGCTCGTCGGGTTCCTACGCCCGAACCACTGATTTTGCAGCGGTAAGGGAATGGTGGCCCAAGCAGGCGCAGCCGTCAAGCTGCCTGTTTATTATGGTGGCGTTGCGTTCGCTTCTAAAGGGGGTCGGTTGGCCTGTTTGGAATTACAGGGGTTTGTCGACCGGGCATTAAAAACCCCGCGGTGGCGGGGTTAGTTGAGATTGCTAATGACTAGCTGTCATCACGCGGCTTTCCGGGATCTTTGGCACCTTTGTCCTTGCCCCAGAAGTACCCTCCAAACATGCCTACCAGCAATCCGCTAGCAACCTTGGCTAGTTCAACCACAATCTCTTTGGCTCCCATCCATATGCTGAAGCCGAAAAAAATCAATACAGCAACAATCGCAACGCCTGAAAAAATTAGCTTGTGGGCAAAATGCTGATTATATTTCGTAAAATGCTGATTGTGATACTCGCGCTGCGCCGCTATCGACGTAAGCGCTATCTCTTTGTTTGAATCAATTTCGTGCCGCCGAAGGTCGCGCTCATCACGGCGATCTTCCGCCTCTTGATGCTGGCTTTCTACCAACTGGTGAACAGCAGCCACCAGCTCTTGCGTTTGCTGGGAATCCTTGGGGGCAACTCCATCATTGCCCCCATTATTCCTATTAACGGCCAAGAGATACCTCATAGATCGGCTTGTTTAAATTGACCTCAAAATGCCCAAAACTATCACTGCCTATTTTTGGGGGAACAAACTGTGCTTCGCGAACGCGCTCAGGATTCTTTTCAATTTTTAACAAATATTCTGCAGCCGAAAGCTTACGCTTGCTGATCAGATATGTCTCATAAAGTGCCATTACATTGCCTCCAGTAATCCAACGCAAAATCGCTCTATTTATAATAATCAATAGCTTAGCATTTCAGTTGCGCAGGTAGTGTTACTTGATAGGTAATATATGCGACAAGTTGGCGGTTAGCAAGACGTCACGCTGCTTGATCATTACGCTGTTGTTGTTTGCCGCTCCACGGGTGAGTCGAGCGTTATCTTGCGTTTATAGTAGCGCATGAGCCAGCGCAGCCACTGCCGCAATCACCGCTGCAACACCCGCAAGTAGACCACTCATTGCCTAATAACATTCCTGCTCGATCTGCGCCTTTCTCAGACATGCGGCCTGCTAATCGCCCAGCTTAATAGCTGCTATATGCGGCAGCGACATTTGCACCTCTTGAAAGCGACGCTCTAACTCCTGCTCAATCTGTGGCCTTACGTGCTTGTGGCGGTTCAGCTCTCGACCCGCATGGCTTCCGCGCTCATCCTGTGCTTTCAGCGCTTCGGCGGCTTCCTGCAATCGCTCAAGGGGCGAGGCAAAGTAGCTATCCTCTAATGCCTCGAAAACTTCCCATGCTTTATCGGTTTCTAGCATCTTGGCGTGGCGGGCGGCGCCTCGCTGTGTCCAGAGGGTTATTGCGCGTGCCTTGCTTGGTATTTGTGACCCTCTCAAAGAGGCTCGCAAATCAGCAAGCTCACTACCTTCAATTTTGAAGTAATGCTTGCCCTCTATAAAACGACTCCGATTTCTCAGGTAGTTGTTCCGGATCTTCTTTTCAGTTGCCCCATACAGCCGCGCCAGCATGGCTGAGGTGACCACCGGCTTTTCTGCGTACTTGAATCCAGGGACGCTTTCAGGGGTTAGGGTGACAACGTTGTTCATGAGAGTGTTCCTTCTGGTGATGAGCCATGTCCACCGGGCATCAGCAATCCACAGAGTCAGCACTAACTGCTGGCCCCATGACCCATCCCGGAAGGCTCTGTGTGTAAGCGGCGGTGGATGCCGCGCATAAAAAAGCCCCGGCGGATGCCAGGGCAGTATTGGTGTTGGTGGTCGGTGAAACGCGTTAAAGGTGGTGAAGATCGTTACGCCACAAACCCCGCATCGGGTTCTATTTCTGGCGTTAGGCCCATGTGATTCATGATCTCCTTTACACGCACTAGGTATTGCTGCCTATTGCGGTACTGGATGCTCTCCGCAATCTGCGCTTGGCGTTCCGCCTCCTGCTCTTCTAGGTGGCTTTGCTCATTCATCGCCGCCAATGCACCCGCTTCGATGTGCTGGATCTTGCCTAGCAGTTTGTCTTGCTCGTCGTAATCCAGGCGGGCAAATTTGGGGTGTCCATAGAGCGAGGTGTAGTCGATCCCCAGGCGTTGCCCGCCCGACATGCCTATGGCCGTGCGCCACTGGGTGCGCATCGCTAAGAACAGTTCCAGCGCTGGCCAGTGTTCTTCCCAGACCTCGAAGTGCTTGGGGGCCTCGGTAGTTTCGAACTCTTCTAACCCCCAGCATTCCGCATCCTGTTTGCGCTGGTCGCTGGGGGCTGGGCCGCTGGCCCACCACTGGCCAGCGCCGCTTAGTTTTTTGCGGCGGCCTGGCTGCGGCCTTCTTGGGCAGCGAACCAGCTAAGGATCAGCGGGCGGCGGATGTAGGTTTCCTGCATCAGCTGTTCCACCAGGGCTTTATCAAATTTCAGGTCTTTGCCATCTTCCCCTTTGATGCCGCTAAGCCCTTTCAAATCCTTGATCAGGTCTTCATCTTTAAACGCTGGCTTTTGAGACTTTTCCACCACCTCGCGGTATTTGTCCCACTTGTGCAGGGTCCACTCGGCTTGGATGGTGACGGTCTTTTCTTCGCCCGGTACTTTCACAGGCACGTCTACGGTCGTGGTGGGGATTGCTTTCAGTACAAGTGACATGGTGTGATCCTTTTGATTTCACAAACAAGCACGCCGCCCAGTGGCGGCGCGGTGTGGTTAGCGGTGTTGGGTTAAGTGATTAGCGGAAGATCAGCGAGAAGTCGCCGTCATCATTGCCGTTGGGCAACAGGCGCATATCCATTTGGTAATGGGTAATGCCGTCGGAGTCGCTTTCCTGCGGGGCGGACAACTGCGCTCGTGGGAACACCATTTCGACGATGTTGCCCTCTTCGGTGCCGTGTACGAATGAGATCTCCGAAAGCTCGATAATCTCGTGAGATTCGATCTTTGGGAAAATGTCGTAGTCATCGATACGCGGCGCTTCGATGTTGAGCTGTCCACTCGCACGGCGATCCGTTACGTGAATGCCTTCGTAGCCGACCAGGTGGCGGTGCACTACGGTGTTGCCAATATCAAACGAACACGACTGCATGCGTGCCATGAAGCTGTCCATCTGGAACGAACTGTTCATCTTGTTGACCGGCACTTCTTTGGCCTGCGGTGCCAGCGTGCCCGTGGTGGCCGGTGCGGTAGTAGGCCGCTGATACAGGCCCATCACATTGAACTGGATGTAGGGGAAGGCCTTCACATCGCTGGAACGTGTCCAGGTGCCACGCACACCGGGCATGACTTGCAGCTCACCGTCTGCCCACCACAACAGGGATACAGACTCCATGCCGGTGGATACCGGGTCATAGATGACTTTCTCTTCGCCGACGGTTTCGTCGAGGGTTTCGCTCATCGCACAGCAGCGCAGCAACGGGCCAAACGAGGGTGGAGTTCCCTTGGTACCCGAGCCTGAATAAGGCACGCGGATCTGGCGTGAGGTGTACGGCGCGGTATTGGTCTGCTCAAAGGCACCAAAGCCTTGGCGAACGCGTTCACGCTCGGCGGTGTCGCCTTCATAGAAGCCCGCCGCTTCGCGGGTCACTACTTCAATCAGCGTGGCGGTGGAGAGATCGGTGGGCGTTACGCCGTACTGGGCTTCCACTACTACCGCGACAATTAGGCGGCGCCATAGTTTGCCTTCACTCATTGCCGGTTACCTCTTGCTTGGCCGCCGCCTTGGCGGGCTTGGTTGCTGCGGTGTCGGTTTTTACCGGGGCCGCGGCGGGTTTCGATTCGGCCGCCTTCGCGGGCTTCTTTGTGGGCGTGGGCTGGGTGCGGTGCACTAGCTCGCGCTTGCCGTCACGGATCACGTAACGGCCTCCTGCATTCGGCATGGGGGTTTCCTCCAGGCGTAAAAAAACCCGCACGCGGCGGGGTTTGTGGGGTGGTGGTTGGTTAGGGCTAGTTACGCAGCCAGGTGTCAGTGATCCAGAACTCCCGCCACCAAATCAGCTCGCCACGTATGTCGGTAGTTTGCCCACCGCGGTACTGCATGGGGTTGTGCATCTCACTAAAGCCATGCCCCATAAGTGCTTCTCTCAGCGCTTGACGCTGGGCTTTAAACTCGGCCCGCTTGCACACCAGCCAAATGCCATACGTTAGCCGCACCGCTTGCACGGGTCGGGTGGTTTCGGCATCGCCTTTGGCGGTGTCTTCGGCAAAGTAGGCGAGCGCGGCGGGCGTTTGTAGGTCGAAGTTATCTATAGGCTCGGCAAAAGGCGCATTGTCTATCGTCGCCATGCCCGGGCATTTTTCCTGCAGCAGTGCCAACAGGTCGTCAATGATGTCCGGGTCATTCATACCAAGCCTGCCTTTTTGTTGAGGATGTAGTTCAAGCGGTCGTTAAACTGCTGTGGCAAGTCTTGCCGCACCATGTCTTGAGCCGCTTCGATCACCTGGGGATTGCCCACCATTTCCGGTACCGAAGGGCCAAAGCGCATTACCGGCGAGCTCTGGTTGTCGCTGCGATCCTCCCGGCGAAAGATATGATTCTTTGCCAGCCAGCCGCCCTTCACTAACTGTCGGCCTTTGTCTTTGCGCACTCGCACGGTGACGCCGCGGCGCCGCGCCATGCTGCCCTTGCGGGGCCCACTTTGCACCCGGCGCTTAGAGCTCACCGATACCCAGCGCTCACGAGGCTTAAACTGCACCAGCGGCAAGCGTCGGCCGGTATACAGCACCGCTCTACCCGCATCACGGTCGATACGCTGAATGGTCAGGCGCTTACGTATATCGCCCGCGCTTATGTCGTAACGCTGGCGGGTTTCTTTGCTGAGCAAGGTGGCCGCTTTTTTGGCCGTGGCATTCACCGACCAGCTCAGCGCCTTTTCTACGTCTTTGGGGTCGAACTGCTGCTTTAGCTGTTGCAGATCTCGCACATCAAATTGTAGGTTGGGCATGTTTCCCCCTTGGCGTTACGACACCCAGAGGCGGCGGGCGAAACCGTCATCTTCTAGTATCTCCTGCACCGTCCATGTGCGGCTGGGCGTAATGATGCGATCACCTTGGCGGGACGTTGGCACATCGGCAGTTTGCACACTGAACGTGGCCACCCGCATGGCGACCTGGTCTTGGTCGTAGACCTCAAAGCTGTCGTCTTTAATGGCCAGCACTTCGCTGGCCGTAAAACCCGAGCCTTGGTAATCCACCGGGTCGCCTGCATCGGCGTATATGCTGGGCAAATCGCTCAACACATCATCGTCGAACGCGCTCATTAGGCGTCACCGCCCTCACCACCAGCGTCCTTGCCACTGGCCTTGCCTGACTGGCGGCCTGTGGTTTTTTCGGGGGTATCGGGTCGCACCAGCACGCCACGCGCAAGCAAGCGCTTTTCTTCTGCGGCGTTTCGGGTGGTGTATTCGGCACCACGGCTAGCGACAATCTCGGTACCGTGGTGGATCTGTCCGCGGGCTACGATCAACTTGGCCATGTCGGCCTCCTAAAGTGTTTGCCTGAAAAAGATCACCCCGCTAATGCGGGGTGGTGTTAGGCGACAGTGGCGAAGACGAACGCGTCTGGCTCGTGGAAACCCGGCAACGGGGCTGCCTGCATCATTAGCCAGCGCACGCTCGGGTCGTTAGTGACCCAGCTTTTGGGGTAGCGGGCAACATCAAACATGCCGCCTTCGATGGCTTCCATGTCTTGAATCGCGCCATAAAGCATGGTGCAGCGGCTGGACGTGGGGCCAACAATCACGCCACCGGCGGGAATCATCGGCTGCTCGTCTCCAGCGGCGTCGATATACCACTCTTCGTAAACAAACAGATCCATGCCTGGGTCACGCAGGTACCCTAGATAGGTCACGCCGTCCGGCAGTTGATCCGGCTGGATCATGCCGAGATCGATACGGCGGGTATCCATTTTCTTTTGGGTATCTTCGCTGTCGATCAGCGCGTCAGCCGCTTCAACGCTGAGTACCGCCGTGCTGCCCGTGCGGCCGCTGTCCTTGGCGATCAGGCGCTTGTACTTGCGCAGGTTGGCGATTGGCGTACCAGCGGGGTCAGTCCAGGCGGTGCCTTCGGTAATGATATGACTGTCGTCCATCTGGAAGTCGACAACATCATCAATGCCTTCACCCACTACATTGACCTGGCCCGTCGTAAGCGCTTGGGCAATCATCCACTCTTCGCGGCGGTTGATCTGGTCGTCCAGATCTTCCATATCGCGGGCTAGCTGTTCACCAGCACGCTGGAGTGGCGTTCGGCCAGAGTAGATGTGCTCCCCCGGGGAGCGGTAATTCATCAACTGACCCGCATTGGTTTCCATCTTGGGCTTGATGTAGGCGGGCTGGTAGCTGCGCATGGAGGCGCCAGTACGGTCAACAACAACACCGGGGCGGTTAGGACGCACGAACGGCGCCATTTTGCGCTGGCCTTTATAGATGTCGATGTCGACGTTCTTGGTGACAAAGTTGACCGGCGGCGCGCCAAAGAAGGTGTTACCGAGGAAGCGGCGAGCCAGCTTCATCTGCTCAACGGCCTCCAGCATCGTGCGGGGTTCGAACAAGTCCATAGGCATGGGGGATTCTCCAGGTGAATGGATCAGTAGTAATGGTTGGAGTGCCGGGCAGAGCCGCGGCTATTTAAGGACTAGCGCACGAACAGGGAATAGGGGCGCAGTGCTTTACGTACGGTAGCAGTGGTGTGTCCAACGCCTAGCGTGAGCTCACTTGAGCGAACGTCGCCACATAGCAACGCTTCGGCTTCTACCGCTCCGCCTGTGGCGTCAACGTCTTCCCAAAGGATTACGCTGGGTGCTTCGCTGCCATCGCCTGCGGCGCTAGCAGAGAGCTTGTATTCTTCACTGGCAGTGACTTCGCCCAGCACGGCGCCAGCGGGTTGCACCTGACCGGCTTCAATCGTCACGGTCATAAAACGAAGCGGAAAATCACCCGCGAGCAAATGCGTCGCCATGGCGATGGGGGTTGTGGTCATGTTCGGCATGATCGTGTTCCTTTCTTCGGTGATAGGGTTAGGCACCGCCTAGATAGTGGGCCGCTTATTTTTTCCAGCGGCTAGTGATCGCGCCTACCGCTTCTTTACGATCATCGGCTGCTTTGTCTTCATTTGGTGGCTGCGCCGTTGTGGTGCTGGTGGCGTCGGCCTTAATGGCCTCTAGCGAGATACCGCGATCCTGGGCCGCTTTGAATAGCGCCAGCCCTGTTGCCTCAACACTGGTGCCATCCTCAATGGCTTTGGCAATTTCTTTCTCAAAGCCGGGCATCGCCAGCGCTTGAATGCCTTGGCAGCGTTCGCGCTCGGCCTTAGCGCCCGCTTCTTGCGCTTCCGTCTTGAGTGCATCCTTGTCGACGGTTTCCGGCTCGGCCAACGTGATCGTCTTGGGGTCGGTACCGGCATCGATGGCGGCGTGAAGCTCGGCGGTAGTTCGTACTTTGGTCATCATGTTTCTCCGTGTCGGATTGATGCCTGGGGGCTTAGAGCTCGCCAGCTCGGCGATAAGGCTCTCAAGGGAACCGAGGCGGTCGGCCATGCCGGCCTCCACGGCGTGGGCGCCGGTGGCAATGCCACCCTGGCGGAAACGTTCATTGACTTGCTCACGAGGGATGTCACGGTTGCGCGCCACCTTATCGAGAAACACGCTGGCTAATTCGTCGGTACGTGTTTGCAGCTGCGCACGGCCCGCCTCTGTCTCCAGGTCGGGGCGTTTGTTAGGGGCGTTACTGGAGACGATTTCATAGGTCTTAGTGCCGGGGCGGTCTTCCTGCTTTCGTAAGCTAAGCACTACGCCGACGCTGCCTAGCTGGGCGGTATCATCAGCAATCACCTCATCTGCGGCGCTGGCTATCCAATACGCGGCGCTGGCCCCATCCCCACCTACATAGGCTTTGAGTGGCTTACGCCCTCGGGCGCTGTAGATAAGCTCTGACAGCTCGTTAATGCCGGTGGCCTCGCCGCCAGGACTATCTATATCGAGCACGATGCTTGTGACGCCAGGATCATCGAGTGCGGACTGAATGTCGGTGGCTAGCACCGCCGTGCTGGTAGCGCCGCTAATGTCGCTGAATAAATTGGCATAACGGAATATAGGGCCAGAGACGGGAATGACCGCCACACCGTCACGCACGGTCACTGTGCGCGTGTTGTCTAGCGGGCGGCCAAGCCGCGCTTCTAATGCCTGTAAATCACCCTGGCGGTCAGCAACGGCCATCAATGTATCTAGCGCCTCGGCGGTCATTAGCCAAGGGCGGCTAGCCGCCAGCTCGAACGCAGTGCGGGGCATGGGGTGTTCTCCTAATGAAAGACCCGCCGGGTGGCGGGTCAGTCGGTTTCAGTGCTGGTGGCGCGTTTATCGGCGCTATCTTGCGCTTCGTGAACTTTCCCGCCGACATACAGCGGGACGCCGTCGGCGCGCTTGCGCAGTATCTCTCTCGCCCGATCTTGGTGAACGTCTTCCCAGTCCTCGCCGTGCAGCGCCATGGTTTCGATATGTTCGTTACTGGTGCCGTTAGCGATACGCTCTGTAGCGGCGCGGGCGTCCACCTGCTCATTCAGCGAGCCAAGCGGTTCGCCGATCCAGAGAGAGCGCGTATAGGCACGGCGTTTTGCAGGGTCACTGTAACCAGGCAGATCCACCATCCCTCTCGCCACCATCTCATCAATCACCAGTTCATAGGTGGGTTGGCAAAACTGCACCGTCATATGGTGGCGGCGCTGCTTAATAAACTTCCAGAGCTGGTTGAAGGCGGCACGGGCTGCGGTGTAACTGGTACTAAAGTGCATTAGCAACACTTCAGCGGGCATTTCGAGTGCTGCACCAATCTCTTTAACGACAGCCACAAAGAATGGGTCGAACTGGGCGTTAGGCCGGTTGGGGCTTATCGGAACCGGCTCAGCCCCTTCTTCAAGATCCCATACAGCCCCCTCGCCTAACGTCAGGGCTTCACCATCTTCCCGGGTATCGTTGTCGCTTCGTACCACTGGCCGGTCAGGCTTGTTGGGGTCATCGCTGTATTCATCCCACGTCGAGGCGCCTTGAACGGGAATTTCGTTCTCGTCACGTGTGTGCTTGATGGCCACCGTAAACATGGCGCTAATGACCGCCGCTGTTAGCTCTGCTTGGCTAAAGCGCTCCAGTTTTTGGAGCGCTTCTAGGATCGGTGCCAGGAACGGCACGCCTCGCACTTGGCCAGGGCGTGCCTTTTCGTTCATTAAATGCAGCACGCGACGGCGACCTGTCCGTTCGCCGAAGACGGGTATCCAGTCATACCCTTTCGGGGTGGTGTAATCGCTGGGATAACCTCGACTGACGTTAAAGTGCGTCGGGCGACCCAAGCTGTCTACGCGTACACCATCTATCTCTTGGGGGTTTAACACCCCTGCTAGCGGGTTGCCGACCCGCTCGGACTCTACTAGCTGCAGCTTCGTTGAGAAGATCCCGCCTAAACGCTGGTCGCTCGGCGTCATAACCAGCACGTCACCACTCAGCAATGCGCTGATTAACGCCAGCCGCTGCAGCATATAAAAGTCTTGGCTTGCCTCGGCGTCACACTCATTGGGGTCTTCTGCCCATAGCCGGAAGTTGCGGGCCAACTGATCATTGAGCGCTGAGGCTTGCTCATCGCTAATACCTAGGGCGTCGCGGTCAACGTTGGGACGAACAGTTAGCCCCATGCCGACAATATTGGTTGCCGCGCGATTAATCGCGGCACGGCCCAACATGTGATTGCGGTACGCATCACGTGAACGGCTAATCAGTGCTTCGCGCTCAGAGGTGGGCGTATCCTGACGCGGACTGCCCATGCCGGGTAACCAGCTCATCATTGAGCGAATCATACGGCTTGCGCCGCGGTGCCGGGTCTCGCTTCCAACGTTGGCCGTATTTCGGCCTTTGGTTTGGGCTAAACGCTCAAGCTCTGCGCGCGCCAGCTTTTCCTGAGTATCCGCCAGGCCACCTGATGTTAAGCGCTTTAATAAACCCATGGATTACATCCCAATGTAGCGAATACGGTTACGACCACCTCTACCACTGGCGGCTGCTTGCTCCTTAGCGGCAAGCTTTGCGTAGTGCTTTTCCATGTTGTAAAGCGTGCTGAGATCAGCCCGCGTGTATTGCCGGTCACCCATTCGCCAGGACTGCGACCCTTCGATCAGCTTATCGATGGCGACGCGCACCTTGGCAAGTCGATCGGTATAGGTTGTGGTCATAAACTGTTCTTCCGTGTGACGCGGCTACGACGGCGTTTAGGCCGGGGTGCCAGAGTGGCGGTGTCATTAAGGTCTAGGCCGAAGCGTTGCTGTGATATACGCAGGGCAGCCAGGGCGTAAACGAAACAGTCCAGCGCCTCGTTGCGTCGACCACCTGATTCCCAGCGATAGACACGGCGGCCCTTCTCAATCTTGGCGGTTTTGATTTCAGCGGTAAGCTGCTTGATCTCGTCTTCGTCGCAAATGTCGTTATTGCTCGGCAGATGTACGCAACCAGCAAGGGCAACACCTGGCTGTGGCTGAATCTTCAATCGGTTATAGATAAGCTCTTTGGCGTTATCGGTACCCACCGTCGTTAGGAACACGCCTTTGACGGTCTTCTTGCGAGGGAAGTTGGCGATCGGCTTGCCAGCCTTGTTTGCACCCTGCAGCGGGATCACCCAGTAGACGCCCTGCTGCTTGCTCATGGCATAGACTTCATCCGTGTAGTGACCCATGGCATCCCAGCCCCAGCGCATCACTGTCATCCAGTTGCCGTCGGTGCGCTGATAGCCCTGGTGCAACTTCATGGCCACCTTGCGTTTTAACTCAGGGCCAGCGGGGTCACCGTAAAGAATCCAACGATCTACTAGCCAGCTTTCCTCGTCAGGGCCAAACGCCCACACGCGACCCTCATAACGGTCATCCTGTGTATCGATGCCGCCCATCAAGGCAACCGCTCCATCCGGTACCCGCGGGAATACTTCCCGTCGCCCGTAGAGGGTTTCCCATTCCAGCTTCTCACCAAGCTCGTCTTCCCAGGTTTCGCCCAGCGTGGTGTTAACAAAGGTCTTTAGCTTCGACGGTGAATTCTTTGACTTAAGGAAGTCGCGGACAATACGCTCCCAAGTGGTGAAGGGCGATAAAACTGTCCACAGGTAAAAAGTGATGCTCTCCGGCGTTGGAATGGGCTCGTCATCAGCGCCAAACCAATCGATGCCATTACGCGTCCATATGCCGGTTTCGGTGCAGATCCAGCGGCCATCCTTAATGCTGTACTCACGGCTTTCGTCCTGAAGTTCATGCTGCTTGATAACGCAGCCATTGTGCTCACACTGATAGAACGCAGTTTCAGGCTTGTCCTTATCCCACTTGATACCGAAGTCAGTATCCGGTCCACCAAACTTAAGAACCTGTTCTTCCCCGCAATGTGGGCAAGGGACGTTAAAGCCTAGCTTGTGTGGTGACTCTTCAGCAGCAGCTTCTATCTGACACTGGCCGCGCACTTTAGGCGTGGATCCACGAATGGACTTGGGGAACGTTGAGCCTTCGAGGCGCTTATCACCGAGCGTTGTCGGGCTACCCTCTTTTTCAATGTCCTCGTCGAAGGCCGCAAGCTCGTCGTAGATGACAACATCGACAGACTTCTCGCGGTAGTTGCGAGCGGCTTTACCACCGTGAACAAAAAATTGCTTACCGTTGGCGAAGCGAAGAGCAGCCAGTGTGTTGTCGGGGTGCTTCTTGCCAAACCACGGCGCCAGGTCGAGAACCACCGGCACGTCACGCACCATGGTCTTAAGGTGCGTCTTCATAAAGCTCTCGGCGTCCGTGTCGGTCGGCGAGAACGTCAGGATGTTGCGTTTTTTGTGTTCAAGCAGGTAGCCAGCCGCGGCCAACAGCATTTTGGTGTAACCGAGGCGCGCCGACTTAACTACGTTGACTGTGCGTATCTCGTCATTTCCCATCGCGTTGAGTATTGCGATCTGGAAGGCGAGCGTTGTCCAGCGTCCTTCGTGGTAGCTCGACTCACTGGATAAGTAGAAGTTCTCGTCTGCCCACTCTACGGCGGTCATGGGTGCAGGGCGGAATAGAGCGAGCAGGCCCTGGCGTACTGATCGTTTCCACTCCCTAAGCTGGGCTATCGATACCGTCAAAAAACTCATCCATCAGCTCCGGTAAAATATCGTCTAGGCCGCTGGCCTTGTTGCGGGCGCGCGCCAATTCACGCATCAAAGTGTCAAGATGGCGTGTCTCTAGATCGGGGTGCTTACGCTTCATTGTTAACGGCAGGGTATCGAGGATGGCGGCTATCTCGGCGGACACCTTCGACAAGGTAAATATGGCGAACTCAGATGGAACCACTTTTCTAGCTGCCACTTCGTTCTTTTGTTGCTGGCCTATGCGGCGCTCTCTTGTCAGCAGATATTCTTCTTGCTCGCGCTTCTGCTCAATGTAGGGATCGATCACATCTTCCGGCGCTTCTATCCCTCTCGCTTCCGGAACACGCACTTGTCCGGATAGCTGTCCACGTATATGACGAATGTAGGCTAGCCGACACTGCTCTAGGTCATACCCACCGCGACCCTTAGAGGCAGGCAACACGCCGCTTTGCACTAGTTCACGAACCCACCGATCAGACAAATCTAGATGCGCGGCCACATCAACCTGAGTAGCCATCCCAAACCCCTTACCGGAACCGGAACCGGCCGCCCTGTAAAAATCTCATAAATAGCCGAATTCTGCGGCTATGTTCCCCCGTAGACCCCACCAGGGTGCCCAGGAGGAACCATTGATTTTTTTGCACCCGCTTGGTGCATCACTCATCACCCGCATCATTTGTCAGTATCTCCACCACTGCAGCCCGATCTGCATTGAACCTGCGGCGCATCGCCTCGTACTCAGCGAGCAACAGCAGCAAGCCCCTGTTGCTATCTAGTATCAGCGCGGGCGCAGGTAGCTCACTCGTTAGATGCTGGGGTACTGTCGGGCAGTCGCACGTCATCAGTGCCCGATCGCTGGAGCTCGCGCACCCAGTCAGTGATAACGCCAGGCCTATCGCCATCGAGCCAATCACGCGCCTCTGCATCGCTCTCTCCTAATGATTGAAGTGCTGAAGTGCTGGCGCTGATGTCATCACGAAGAGCGCTCAACGTCCGGTCACGCTCAGCCATAGCGCTGCTTAGGGTTTCGATCTGCTGGCGCTGCCACTGCTGGTGCTCTTGAAGGATCTCGGCACGATCACGCTGGCGCTCGGCTTCTGCTTGGTAGGCGTCTCGCTGGGTGGTGACGTGCTGCCAGTAGAGGAAAGCACTCAGCAGCGCCAAGGCAGCCACCATCAGACCAATGGCTTTCGCCTTAAGTGAGGCAATCATTTGAGCCACTTCGTGATAAAGGCAACCAACACCTCGTAGAGGCCATCGGCCTTATTGCGTACCCACTCCACACCCATGATCGCCAGGAATACACAAGGCGCGAACGCCACCTCTTCCGGCAGCTGGTAATAAGCAGCCACCCACAAGAACACGGGGTACAGAGACAACGACAGGATGGTACCCACCGTTGCGCTCATCAGCGCCTTAGTCCATGGCCCGCCGTTATGCAGCACAGTAATGAAGCCAACCGTAAAGGTGGCGGCACTTAGTAGTAGGTACGGGATCATGTTCACCAGCCACTGCCAGTTGTTCGGGTCGCGGTTTGGCATGGTGCGTTTCTCGTCAGATCGTTTGTTCATGGCGCACCTCTCGGGCGGGCCTCGTCAGTTAATCGATGGAAATGCCGCCGACAGTTTCGTACACGCCCAGCAGCTCATCAGTAGCTAATTCACGCTGACCATATCCGGCACCTGGCAGGCTCGCCCAGATACGCCTACACGCATGGATAGCCTCGCGGATGCGACCTTCATGAATCAGAGAGAGCGCTTGGCATTGTCGGATAAGGTGAATCGCGCCTAGATCCTGGCTGGCAGGAGTGAAGTCGGGCAGGTTGAAGCGTTCAGCCAGATCATCCCAAGTGCGGGTCAGGAACTGATAGCGACCAGCAGCGCTTGAATTGATCTTATAAGCAGGCAGCCACACCAGTTGCCGCGGGTGATCGTGGTACCTCTCAAAGGTGCCGCCACCGACAATCACGTTATAGCCGTCTTGATTGCCGTATCGAGGCGTGCCCTCTGCATAGGCCAGCATGTCGAGGAACGCGGCCACGTTGCCCGCTCGTGTATCAGTGGGCGGCGCTGGCTCAAGGCGCAGCAGTGCCGCCTCGTCATACCAATGGGCAGGCGAGTGAGCAGACATGATGACCTCAGGAATAGAAAAGCCCCAACACGGAGGGGCAAGGCATTACCAGGTGGCAACGCATGAAATGGTAGCGGCGGCGGGAATCGAACCCGCTATCTCCGGGATATGAGCCCGGCAACCAGCCAGTGGTCCACAGCCGCTAGAAACGCAAAAACCCCGCCGGGTAACCGGCAGGGCTTCAATATGGGGTGGCTTAAGCGCGTAGCTTGCGCAGCCTAGAAATAAGAGTGCACCAAACCCGACACTTTAGCAACGGGACATTCAAAAAAACATTGAAACGGAAACTTAGTTTCAATATAATAAATACATCAACCAGGAGATGCAGCCATGAAACTACTTCACACCAGCCCAAGCGAAATCACTGAAATCAATTCTTTCGGCCGTTTTGGTGAGTTTCTGTTTTTCGCTGATGAAGCTTATGTGATGACTGCTGGCGACCACATGACATACAGCATTGAAGTTGATGAAGCTGACATCATTGAAGCCGGGCAGCTTTTCTATCATGACGATGCTGAAAAACTCTCTGAACTGGTTGCCGAGCTGGCAGAAAAGCTGAACATCGACGAAAACGATGCCGAAGCCCTAATCGATGAAAGCAAAAGCATTTGGGATATGGATCTAGACATCGAAGCCGAAGACATGGCAGATGCTAGCTGGGACGTTCAATTATTCACCGCTCGCGCTGCTCAGACCCTAGGCTTTCGTGCAGTCGAAGTTGAAGACGAGCAAGGCACCTCTTACATGGTCAGCATGATGGGCCGCGAAGCGGATCTGGTGAAAGAATGATAGACGCCCGCGTAAACTACGAACCTAACAAGGCAAATGATCTAATCAACAAGGCCGAGATCATCGCTGGTAACAAAACAGAGCTCGCAGAAAGAGTTGGCATGACTAGGCAGTATCTGAATGCCATTCTCCGAGGCGATAAGAAGATGAGCTATGGCCTTCAAGTAATGCTCGAAGCCATCGGAAATGAACAGCCCCGCCAATAGCGGGGCTACACCTCAAGCCGCCTGCACCTCCCCTTGCGCCAGCCATGCCCACAAACGCTGGCGGGCTCGCTTGCCTGCTACCTGCAACGCTTCCACACTCTCAAAATGCCGCACCCCTTCATGCAGCCCCAGGCAGCGCAGCAACTCCCCCTGCCGCTCCACCATTTGCCGCGCTGTCACCATCCACTGGCTGGCGCCCATCTTCTCCGGACGTACCCGGGCAGCCTGTAATAGCATCGCCGCCGCCTGCCGCCTGGGTAGTTGATCAAGCAAGAACGCGCACGCCTTATGCCATTGACTCTCAGGGTGATAACGCTCTGCTGCGATCATGGCTTGATCGACAGGCAAGCTCCCGCGGGGCATTGGCGCATTACCTGTGACACTGAAGGGCTGGAAACCGGTTTGCTCATGACGATAATCCAGCTGCAGCTCCAGCATCGTATCGATAATGCGCGACACCGCCGCATCACGAGCACGCTCGTTGGTTTGTGCGGCTTCAACAACACGCCAAGGGTTTTCTACTCGCTTCCACTCATCAAACTGCATGACGTTCCCCTTATGCTGTGTCATTAGCCCTTTCTCCACTCGGTACCGCGAACGTTAGCTTTTGTGTAATGGCTATAAGACGGCCCTAAGCACGCATACTCATCAAGTACCCGCTTAGCCTCTTCCAGCCCTACAGCCAACACCGCGCAATAGCCGCGCGCTTCTGCCTGCGCCAGCCAATCATGCTGACTCTGCGCCAGCGCTGCGGTATGGGGTGGGGAGGCTTTGAACTCCATATACATTCCATGCCAGCCTCCTCGAGCATCCATAATCACCAAGTCACTCACGCCCGACTTAACGCCCTGGCGCTTCATTGCGGCACCGGTGCTCTTGCTACGCTGGCCACCGTTGGGAACGTGGTAGATGGCGTCGTATAACTGCCCTACCGGCTCCCCGCGCATCTTCTCGCCCAACAGCCAGCGGATCAGTACCGCCTGCTCATTGCCTTCCCAATCCACCGGACGGGCGCGTGGTGTGCCGTCCGCTTTGAGCTTGCGGGGTCGGCGGGTCTGTTGAATGCGAAAGGTCATGAATTACCCCGCTCGCGTGTTTTACGTACACGGTCTAATTTCAGCATCGCCGCGGTTACCGTGTGCAGGGCAGCCAGCCAATACATACCGTGGTAAGCCGACCAAGCGACAGCGCTCCACCAGCAGAAGGTGCATATCCAGCGCAGGGCTCTTGGCGTGTGAATAGGTTGATCTTGAGGCGAATCCAGCGCGATAGCGGTCAACGTAAACGCTAGGATCATCAAGCCGACAGCCCAGGCGGTAAACAGCGCTAAATTAGCCAGCCCACCGTGAGCGACTGGCGCCAGCCAGGTAGGAACGACAACGCCTGCGACAAATAGCGCGGCATGCAGATTGAATTTGTTCATTTACGGCCCCCTTGCATCTCTATTTCCATGCAGATAAAGCCCATATCTACCAATAAAACGCCTGTGGCGTTATTGAGAGCAGCACCATCCAGGCCCATAAACTGCTTACCAACCCCGACCAAAACATGCAGATCGGCACAACAAATAAGAATCGATGATTTCTTCACACCTCACCCCGCTTACGCACAACCGCACTACACCAACCACCGCAAGACTTATCCTTGCTCTCAGGCTTATGGCAGGTGAAGCGCCCCTGGTCTTTAACGGACTGGCTAAAATCTCGCTGAGTGTGAAGCGCCTTACTCGCATCGGTGCCTTTTCGTGCAGCACAGCCATCACACATAGGCACCGAGTCTTTCAGCGCTTGATCAAGCTCAACACCTGAGAGCTTGCGCACAGAGCGCGGTTGATAGCTTAAGCAAGTGATGCCGGCCCCTGGATCGGTCACCCACCCACCTTCCGGCCACTCCCCGCCCTCCTTCATCTCGATCATGCCCTCCACAACATCGCACCCAGGGAAGTGGCGGCACGGCTCACAGAGCACTGCGATGGCTTCACGCCACATATCTGGATTGGGCACGATAGGTTTGCGCTCAGCGCTCGCCTTCTTATCCGTCGCAATCATCACGCTACACCCCCGCATATCCGGTCATTCAAGCGCTGCTGACGCTCCCACTTGCTGTAATCGGCCATGATGCGATCCAGCATTGCCCGGGCGGCGTCGTTGTGGTCTAGCTCGGCACGGCTCTGGATGCCGCACGCCTTGCGAAGCCAGCGGGTAGCGCCAGCGGCTTTAAACGTGCCGTCTGGAAACTCTCGGCGCTCCAGCGCATTGCGTGTGCGCCAGCGGTGATCGAGATAGAGCCAAAAGCGCGGGTTCTGGCACAGCATGGCGGCACGGCGGGCGTTTTGGCCGCCTTTCATTTCTTTGCTCAAGCCGTCCATCGTTGACCTCCCGCCCGTTGGGCTTTGCGCATGCAGTGCTTGCAGGCGGGTAATTGCTCATGGGTAGCCGGGTCGCGAAACTCGCTAGGCGACTTCCGGTACTGGCACTCTGGGCACTTGGGCTGCTGGTAGGGATTGCGTGTCATGATTCACCCCACCCAGCGTATGGGAGCTTTTTTCCTGCCTGCTCAGCGGCCCGCCACGCTGAATCGCCCACCTTTGGTTCTGTGCGTTGGCGCGGTATCGTGTAATAACTCTCCAGCAGCGGCACAGCAGGCAGCTCAACCGTGCCAAACGCAGTCAGCCGATAGGCAAACCCTGGGGCGCGCTCGACAAACTCCTGTTCTACCAACGCATCACAAGCAACGCGTATCTCATGCAGCGATACCGGCAGCCTGTAGGCATGCGCCAGCGTGGTGAGGTGTGCAGGGTTACTGGATGACATGCCCAGCAAGCGCAGCACTATGTTTTGATGATCAATAGGGTTAAGCGACATTACGCAGCCTCCCATGCGACTAGAGGCTGGTCGGCCTTGATATAGAGAGGATGCCTGGGCGCGCCTGATTTAGTTGTGCCCAGACACCAAAGGCGAGCCCCTGCATCAACCAAAATCTTGGAAACTTCGTTTACGCGTTCTGGCTTTGCGTTAGCACCCCATGCGCAAACAATATCGCCGTACTCTTTTGCCAGCTTCACTAGCCAAGCATTGTTTTGGTCTCCAATAGGCGCATCGTGCTTCCAAAGCTCTTTCGGATTAGTGGCGCGAAGCGCGTATAAATTCGCGACCGTTAAGCCAGCGCACCCCCAAGCCTTTGCAAAGCCTCGGCAACGCCTGATCGTTGGATCATCAAGCGAGGCGTCAGCGGTGCTGGGGTTCAGCATCAAGAAAAGCGCAGTTCCACGATCCGGATGCTCAACCTCGCTTGGGCGAGTTAATAAATATCGGTACTGTCCGCACTCGCTAATAACTGCGCTCACAACGCCACCCCCTTAGCCGCTTCCACCGCAAGCGCCTTACCGCTTTCAGTCAGCCCCAGTACCTGGCGTGCTGGGGAATCGGCGCTCATGCCCGTCACCTCGACGTAGTCCATATCGAGCAGCTCACGGCAGCGGCCGCAAATGCTGGCAAGGGGCAAGCCGGTGGCATCGGCTAGCTGGTTGCGGGTCATGGGGCCCTTGCTCACCAGCGAGGCAGTCACCAGCCCACGCGAGGCGCTAAGCTTGCCTGAACGGCGGTGATCGCTGAATGCAGCCCGCTTTACTTCATTGCCACTTGGCTGGAATGCGGTATTCATGATTAACGTCCTCCCATCGCAGCCAGCGGCACGCCAGCTTGTTCGAGTAATTCACGGCGGCGGGCCTCTTCACGCTCGCGAGCCTCGCGGCGCTCTTGGGCTTTCTGGTCACCGGGCTGGTTGATGATCTCGCGTAGCTTGCTGACCACCTGCTTACGCTGCCGCTTGCCTTCCTCGGTCACCGACTTATCGGGCGGTGGCAACAGGTGGGCCACCTTGGGCGCGGGCAGCTTGCCTGCACTCACGGCATCGTTCAGCACGATCTCGCGGCGTTGGGGGTCATGGCCTAGCGACACCTGCCACTCAGGCTGGCGGGCTTCGGCTTTCGCGGCGGAGAGCTCACGTTCATACGCCGCCAGGAACGCCATGCGGGCACCTATCTTGTCCGGACGGTCACCACTCAGCACCGGCTGAGCAGCGGCAAAGGCGCGGGCAATCTCCGGCGTCCAGACAACCGTCTCCTGCTCGTCGGTGCTTTTCAGCGCCAGCGCCCACGCTTCGTTACCGCTCAAATGAGCGTTCGCACTGGGTAAGCGCTCAATAATCGCCGCAAGTGTCAGCTTGCCGTGTAGCTCGGCACGGCAGCGGGCCAGCGCTCGAGCAATCTCGGCAAAGGGGTAAGCGCTCAGGTCTTCGGCAATCAGCCCGGCAGCCTTGTGGCGGATTTCCTGCCCCAGCACTTCCGCGGTGGCGTAAACCAGATCAACGACTTGATCCATTTGTTCAGGGGTTAACGGCATGATGCGGCCTCCTGCTGTTGGCGGCGTTCGGCTAGCCAGCGCTTAGCCTCCTCCGCGTTGCTCGCGTTGGTTTGGGTGCTGTCCACTTGGCGGGCTTTGGCCTGGGTGACCTGCTGGCCAGTGGCGAGTTGGGTGGCGATGGATTCGCAGTCCTGCAGCAGCAGGCCCACGGGGTGCAGGCGTGAGGTGTAGAATTGGCTGTTGAGTTTCAGGTAGTACGCGGCCACCGCGGGAGCACGCTCAGCCCCCACACGGTCGACCAGTTGGCTCATGTTCGCGCCAGCCTTTTGGTTCCAGACCGGCCATGTGCCGTAGCGGGCACGGTAAGCACAGGCGTAGTTCGCCCAGGGCTTGAACGTCTTGGCTTTCGGGTCGCGGGTGCCTGGCATGTCGGCAGGGATACGCGCCAGCAGATCAGCTCCCGATTCTTGAGCGCCTGAGGTTTCCGCTTGGGGTTCGTCAGCGCTCAGGTAATCGCCCTCCGATGCATCGGGGCTTGCCCCCGGTGCGCCTTTCTGAGTGCTCTCTGCTGTAGTCTCTGTAGTAATCTCTGTAATAGTTTGGCGCTTTCCGCCATCACTGTTAGGCGCTTCCGTGCAATCTTGTTTGGCGCTTTCCGCCATACTGGATGGCGCTTTCGTACATTCTAGATTGGCGCTTTCCGCCATACTGGAATGGCGCTTTTGTGCAACCTGCATAAGGGCGGCTTCCAGCGCCTCACGATCAAGCCGGTAATAGGTTTTGCAAGGCACGCCACGGCGCACCTCCTCGATGTATCCCTTGCTGACTAACTTCTTACGGGCGGTCTCTTGCTCTCGGCGCGTCATGCCCGTTTCGTCAGTCCATTCAGCCTGCGTCTTGTAGAACCAGCCTTCGCTGTCCTTGGTACGGGTAGACCAGTAAACGCACTGCGATAGCATGAGCGCCCCAGTGATGCCGATACCTAGATCAACAAAGGTGCGGTTGAATGCTATTGGCCTGTCAAGGAGGTTGAGCATGCTCATGCCGCACCCCGCAAATAGAAAGCCACGCCGAAGCCCGCTAAGGTGGTAGTTGCGACACCACCCACCCATAGAAGGAAAACGACGTGGCGAAACCGGATAAAAACATTTGGACTGACATGCTGGAAGCAGCGGCAGAAACCTACCCCGCTCCCTGCGTTGCGGATCAATGGAACGAAGATCTGGGCAAAAGCACGGCGAACGCCAACATCACGTATTTGGTCGATCACGATCTTGTGACAGGCCTTGCCAGGAAGCGGATGGGCGACATCGAAAGCTACGCCGAGATCACCATTACCAGCGCTGGGCTTGATTACGTCAGCGATGATGGCGGGCTGACCTCTGAGCTGGGTATAGTGACCATTCGCATTGAAGCCGAAACGATTCAAGCGCTGGTGGCAGCCCAAATTGAAATGACGGATGCAACTAGGCAAGAGAAGAACCTCCTGCGCCAGCAGCTTGAGGCGCTTTCGAAAGAGGGCCACCAGCGTCTAGCCACCCAACTGATTCGCATAGGTCTAGAGGCGGCTCCACGCTCATTTGAATGGCTGAAAACACAGATCGGTTGCTAATCACATCAATCTGCTTGAACAGCAGGTAGCCGTCACCCAGGCAAAAGCACAGGTACTCCACCGTTTGCGGGCGGCAGGCGAAGCGCAGCTCTAGCGTCTGCCCCTTCCCTTCTTCAAGCCACATGCGGCTATCTAGGATGTGAGCAACGCTGGGAAAGCCCGAGCGCGAATCTGGAAAGAAATGCGTGTCTGACATGGGCTGCGCCAGAGTGTTATCGGTTAGCAGCTTGCTCATACCCTCACCTCACAAATACCTGTATAGAAAATCACGGCTGCGGTACCGATGCGGCTAGCGGGGTGTTAGCGCTATGCTTTGCAAGGTCAGCTTTGAGCTTTCCTGCAGTCACACGCTCTAGCTCGTACTGGCGAAGCATAGGAACAGCATCCCCCCACTGGTTGATTGCTTGGGGAGTAATACCTAGCGCCTCGGCAAGCTTGCGAGTGCTACCAAAATGCTCGATGGCTTTGCGAGTCTGCATGCCTGGGGTCTCCTTTTGTGCATCCATAGATTAAAGCATGCTTTTAAAGTATCAACAAGCATGCTTGCCTAGGCTATAAGTAAGCTAGCTTTATGAATCAGTCAGAGAGAATTGCCGCTGCAATGCGGAACAAAGGGCTTACCAAATCTGCACTAGCCAGAAAATGCGGCGTGAGTGCGGCTGCCGTTGGTCAATGGATTAGCCAAGACACCAAAGCACCGAAAGCTGAAAATATGCTGAAGATAGCGGAGGCAACGGGATGTAGATTTGAATGGCTGACTACAGGTAAGGGGCAAATGCTTAAGCCCGAAACTAACGTCGATACTGCGCCAAACTTGACTGGGTATTGCCCAGAGATAAGCTGGGTTCAGGCGGGACATTGGGCTGAGGTATGTGACATCAACACAGACCCAGAGACCACCAATTGGTACCCGCGTCCACCGGGCGCAAGCGAGCAAACGTTCGTGCTACGCGTGGTGGGTGAAAGCATGGTGCCGGACTATCCGCCGGGGCGGCTGATCTTCGTTGACCCCGAGCAAGTGCCGCTGCCAAATGATGATGTAGTTGCAGTAATGACTGAAAGCAACGAAGCAACATTCAAGCGCCTCATCGAAGAGCCAGGTAGTCCGCGTATGCTCAAAGCTCTCAATCCCGCATGGAACAATCCCTACCTAGAAATTAACGGTAACTGCCAAATCATTGGAGTAGTGATCGCAGACATGCGAATGCGGCAGCGCTAACCCCCGCACCAAAATGCCAATACAGGCCCGCCATTGAGCGGGCTTTTTTACGGCCTAAATTAAAGCATGGCTAAAAAAATACTAAAGCTTGCTTGATTGATTCTTTAAAGATTGCTTTAATCACTTTAGAGATTTTCAAGCGAGGGCAAACACCATGCAAATCACAACCGAACCAACAGAATTCGAATGCCAAGGCTTTAAGTGCCGCTTTGGCCCCCGCAATAGCCAGTGGCCCAGCCGCACGCAAGCCCAAGTGATTGCCTGCATCGCCGCGGGCATGACCCACAAAGAGATCGCCAAGCTGCGCGGCTGCTCGCCTCGCACGGTTAGCGCCACCTCTGCCGCCATCCTCTACTACCTCAACGCACACCGTGCCGCTGGCGCCGTGGTGGAGGCCATGAAACGAGGCTGGATCGCCCCGCTACTCGTCGCCCTGCTGATCAGCGGCATCAACCCCGACATGGACGCGATGCGCCACCGCCAGCCAACACGTACCCGCACCCATAGCAGCGTCACCGCGCGGATCAATCAGCGCCTGAATGGGAGCCTGTTCGCATGAGCCTACAAGCCCCCAAAACCATCACCGAAGTATTCACGGCCAACCAGCTACCCAGCGCCTTCACTTGCACTCTATTGCAATGCCAAGAGCTGGCGCTGGCCGTCAACCTGCAACGCACGTACGCGGTGCTGTTTGAAACCGACCAGCACGGCATCTTTTGCCAAACATGGTTAGCCGCCCATAACGCCCAGCATGAAAGCCATGCCAGCTTTAACTGCTTTTACGCGCACACCGATACCGCCATGCATGCGCTGTGCGCGATCAACGACCACCTAACCAAGCTGCTGCACGAAAGCGCAGGCCCAGCGCCAGCGGAGGCAGCCCAATGAACCACGTCATCAGCCTCAAGTTCTTGATCAATCACTGGCGCCTGTTCGCCATGCAAGACGGCTACACCCTGCACGGCACCGTGATTTATGCCGAGCCGGTGATCGGTGGCGGCTACCTGCCCGCGTTTGTTGGCAAGGAAGGCACCAAGATCATCGTCCGCATGAACGCCCCGCTACCCACTGAGCTAGCCGCCCGTAACGCACTGCGCGATGTGCTTTGGGGCGCTCACGTAGAACAGCGCATCAACCTACAGCGCCACCCACTGGAAACAGATGGGCCAACACAGGAGCTAGCCGCATGAGCACCAAAACCCAACGAGCCATGCTCGCAGCCGCCGCCGTGGTAGCCGTCCTGGCGTTAGGCCAACTTTCTAAAGGCGAAGCCATAGAGCAAGAAGATTGGCTGACCGCCTACTGCACCGATGCCGCCGTGTGGGCAGCCGAAGAAGCCCGCGGCGTGCCGCTAGAGCTACGCACCGGACAGCCCGACTACAAGGGCATTGCTGAGGAAAGCTGCCCGAGCATGCGACCCGCAGGGCCAGCGCTGCCCAACCAACAAGAAAGCTTTGTTAGTTCCCCTGCACGGCTGGCCATGCCCGATACCGTGCCTTTCAAACATTTTGTTCAGTTTTGAGGTGATGACGATGGCACAGATTAATCGAGCAGGAACCGTGGTCTTTAGCGATGCAGACCTACACATTTGGGAAGAGCCGAAGCGCACCAGCAATGCCCAGTGGGATGAGTGGGAAAAGGTTTTCCGTAAGCAGGTGTTTAAGCGCGTTATCCAGCAGCTTAACCGCTTGGGCTGGACAGTCGCTGAGTGGGATGAGGCAGAGCATTACCGACCTATCGCTCATGACCGCCGCAGTTGCCATAAAGGCGATTTGAAAGGGCATTTAGGGCTATCTGGTCGCCATATCGAATTCGAAATGTGGCAGGACGTAGCCAACATTACCCGCGAAGACGGTAAAGGGCGTTACGAATTCGATAAAGAACAGCGCATGCCCTACCTGATTCATCTGGAAATGCAGCGCACCCGCATCCGCATCCGCAATTACCTGTGCAATGTGTTTGCTGGGTACGGATTTAAAGACAACAGCCCCAATACCCGGCGCCCTGGCCCTGGTGGGCTCACTGCTCTTGAGTGGGTAGACCGTGAAATGCGTTCCAGTGGCCACTATGTCGAAGAGCTAGGTCACGCTCGCATCGGCACGGAATGCAATGCCCGTTCAGCTGAGGGCGAAACCATCACTCATGGCGCACCCGTTTACACGCTCGATAACAAAGGTCGCGTCGTTACCGGCACCGCCTATTACAACCTTAACCAGAGCTGGTATGTGGTCACTGGCAAGTATGGCGTTATGTGCAGCCAAGCCTCAGAGATCTACCTGCACAACCCAGGCTGCCTTCGCGTTAAGCGCAATGAACGCCAGCGCCGCCAAAGCTTAGAGCGCGAACTAGCTAAGGCCATCAAGGCCATGGATTTCAAGCGCGCCCAGGTGCTGAAAGAAGTCCTGTTCCCCGAAAACGAACCCCTTTACCTGATTTGGCACAAAGGCCATTCGGCTTGGTACGCCCCCAACTTCTGCGGTTACCGCAACAGCGCCAACGATGCAGGCAAATACACCCGCGCTGAGCTGGGTAGCTATCTGGTTGAAGACGAACTCACCAAGGCGGTACCGCTTGAGGAGGCAGCGTAATGGCATACGTAACGGTATCAGTCGATGTGGACGTTGATCTCGAGGAAATCGATACAGACGACCTTCGTGAAGAGCTTGAAAGCCGCGGTGGTGAAACTGGCGCCACGCTTCAGCAGGGCTATTGCCCCATTGAGTGCAAAAACACATCACAGCTGGCTGAGGCTTTATTTGAAGCACGCCGAAACGGCAACAACGATCGCGCCCTAGAGCTAGTCGATCGCCTCATTTACGCCGCCTTAGGCCGAATCATTTAGGAATCCACATGATCGACCAAGCCGCCTTCGACCGAATCTTTAAGCCAGCGCCAGCTAAGGGCACTGACCAGAACAAGCAAGGAGACAAGTAAATGTCAGCCAATGAACAGTTTTCCGAGATGTTTGAGCCAGCAAAGAGCGCTCGCGGTGATAGCGACATGATGCGCGTAGTGCTTCGCGCCCAGGAGCACCACCAGCAGGTACGCGACCAACTGGAAAGCATCATTGCCATGAAAGATAAAGGCATTCGGCTTGGTGATGACGTTGAGTTTGAAGCGGGCAGCGATAAGCACAAGGGCTTCTTAACAGGCCTGCAAATCGCCCTCCACTTCATGGGCGACTTTCCGCTCAAGGTCGAGGAAGCCAGCGACGAAGAAGAGGACGCCTAACATGTGGTTCAAACACCTACACCTCTACCGGATCCAAGAGCAGCAGCTGCTAAGCCCCGAGCAAATGGCCGTGATTCTTGAAGAGCATCGCGCTAAGCCTCTAGGCAATGCCGACGCCCGCCGCCTTGGCTGGACAGCGCCAGGGGGACGCCTGGGTGGCGGTCAGCTACTCCATGAGATCCAAGGCCACCGACTCATCAGCGCCCTACGCCAAGAACGTCTACTCCCCGCCTCTGTAGTGAAAGAGGAAGTTGACGAGCAGGTAGCCGAGATCGAAGCCAGCGAAAGCCGAAAGGTCACACGCAAAGAGAAAACGGCACTCAAAGAGCAGGCCACCGAGGCGCTATTACCCCGCGCTTTCGTGCGCAGCCAGAAGATAGACCTCTGGTGGGACACCGAGCGCCAGCTAATCGGCGTCAACGCCAGCAGCCGGTCACGCGCTGAGGACGTTCTCGACCTGCTACGCGAAACGCTGGGCAGCCTCAAGGTCACGCCGCTCTCAGCGCAGATGCTACCCATCCGCGCCATGACCACCTGGCTAGGCGATACCGCCAGCCGCCCTGCCGATTTACAGCTAGGCGACAACGTAGAGTTGAAAGCCAAAGGTGATGACGGCGTAGTACGCGGGCGCCAGGTGGATCTCGACAGCGACGAAATGCAGCAGCTACTCGAAAGCGGACGCCAAGCCAGCAAGCTAGCGCTAAGCATCGAGGGGCAGCTTTCGTTCATCCTGCATGACGACCTAGCGCTCAAGTCGCTGCGCTTCGGTGACGCAATCATTGAGGAGGCCGACCACGCCGACGATGGCGACGACGCCCTAGCCCGCCTGGAAACCGACTTCATCCTAATGGCGGGCAGCCTGCGCGCCAACGTTGAACGGCTAGTGGAATGGCTGGGCGGTGAGACCCAGCGGGAGCCAACTAGCAATGCATGACCCCATCATGACAACCGACCCACACACGGGCGAGCAGATCGAGCTAAACCGGCTTGCTCAACGCTACCAGTTGCCCAAGGGCACCGTTTACAGCCGCCACCTCGCGGGCAAGCGAGGCATGGATCTCATTGCCCACCAAAAGCGTGGCAGCGTCAGCGATGCCGTTCGCGAACGCCAAGAGCAGGAAGCTCGCGCCAGCTACATCGAGCAGGCCAAACGCTCACCGCTAGCGCGTCAGCTGAACCATATTGCCGACGCCGGGAAAATGATCGGAGGTGACCAGCATGCCTAACCCATCCATCGACCCCGAAAAGCTCCTGGAGCTCTGCCGCCAACGCCAGAACGATGGTGGCGTCACCCTCAGCTGGCCGAGCATGCTGCAGATCGTTGAGCAGCTACGCCTAAGCAATGCGCTGGTTACCAAGCTGGAGGCAATCGACAGCAAGCGCCAGCTGCACGCCCATCAAAAATGGGCAGAGGCTAACGTCGCGCTGGATAAGTTCAAGGAGGGCTTCCAGTGAGCTACCAACGCCCAGGCACAGAGCCGTTCATGTATTCGCCCAAAGCCTGCGTTAGCTGTCAGCAATACGAGCACCTTGGCTTTGATGAAGATAAGTACTGCCCTTTTAAGCAGCGCTCTTCGCTACAGCAAACGCCTACCCGCACCCCTTACGGCCGGTGCGATCGCCATGGTGTGCAGGTGTTTGCTACGCAGATTTGCAACGCCCACGCGCCAGATCCGCACATCGAGTGCTTTGACGTTATCAATCGGCCTGAGCCAAGGGTAGCGATTCAGGAGGGTATGGCGTTATGACCACCTACCACATCCACATACCGATAAAAGTGCTGCTGCGCTATGGCGACAAACGGCTAGGCGACATCATCACCCACCCGCAAGGGGTAGATGGTGCCCGTAATGAGCTGCGCCAGATGCGAGAAAAAGGCACTGAGCACTTGGTGTGCGATAGCGCTTGCGACAACCGCAACCCAGATGGCTCTTGTGCAGGCCACACAGATCCCGGCGAGAAGGAATTCCCATGAACATCGATCACCACACCATCAACAACCTGCGCACACTCGCCAACCAGTGCGCAGGATTAGAGCATCACGCGGGGTTAGAGCCCGCCAATCTATTGGCACTACTAGACGCCTTTGAAGAGCGCGACGAATACCGCAACCACCTAGCGGCCATCGCTGAAATGACAGGCAACGGCGAGGACATTGGCGCGGCACATGAAGGCGTGAATGCCCTAGCGGAGGATTTGGCTAGATATAAGCGCATGTTTGCCGCTGCCTGTGAAACGCTGGGTGAAATTCAGCAGGCGCTGGGCAATGAAATAGTAGGCATTGAACCGGTTCTGGTTAAAGAGCTAGTCGAAGATCGCGACGCAGCCGTTGAGCGCGGCGATAACTTTACCAACCTGTGGCGTGAGGTGTGCAGCGAGCGTGATGCGCTGGCGGCGCTTTTTGTGAAGCTTCAAGACGCTGCAACAGACTTGATTCACGCCTCAAATGAGGTAGAGGCAGGCGACGCTATGGAGCTTATCGCAGAGTGCAGTGAAGAGAAGGCGCGCGGCATCCTTGCCCGCCATGACTGGATTAATCAGGCGGAAGTGCTGGAAGAGATGGCAGGAAAAATTCACACCATCAACCCTGCTGACCACCTAAGAAGGGCTGCAGCGATTTACCGCAAGCAAGCCGAGGGCCACCAATGACCCAGCCGACCCACACCCACGCCACCCACGGCGGTCGTCATGCCTACATTGGGGAGCTAAACGGCGGCAAGGTATACGATAGCGCCACGCTCGTCATTTATCACGACCTCGATAAAAACATAACGTCACATGTGGTTGAAAGCGAATGGCGGCAGAACTGGAAAGACATCGAATCCGATGATTGCCCCGTGTGCCTGGGCGCGGGCCACGACCAGTTCAAAGGCAACAAAGATAAGCCATGCGGTGGTTGCTACGGCCTGGGCAAAGTTTTGGAAACGGGCGATGCCGCCAAAGAAATGTGGGAGCTCGCCACGGTGGCCAGCACGATCATCACGCGCCAAGAGCATGAACTGCGCAACCTGCGCCGCATCGCTCAGAACCCAGCGGTGCAAGCGCTCATCGAGCAACAGCGCCAGCACGCGATAGACGAGAGCACGGCCCGCCAGGAACAGGAATGGCGTAGAGGCAAAGGCTTTGGCCCTGGTGGCCAACGGGTTACGGGAGACTGATATGCAGCCACTACTGACACCGCAATGCGTAGCCACCCTGCTGGGCGTTAGCACTAGCTGGGTGTATGCCAATAAAGCGCGTATTGGGTTTATCACCATCGGCGCAGCGGTTCGCTTTGAGTCCGATGACGTAACGCGCTACGCTCAGAGCCGCAAGCGCGGCCCTCAGCACGAGGAACGCAAATGGGAATCACAGTCCGATACAGGGAAAAGCGCGGGCGTTGGGTCGTCACGGAAACGCACAACGGTCAGCGACATCAACGCACGTTTGCAGGCACCAAGGAAGGGGAAAAGCAGGCAAAGGAGTACGCCGCATCACGCAACGCTGCAGTAAACGACGCACGGTTCAACGGGGAAGTGATGGGGCGCCAACCACGGCGCACCTTCCTCGAAGGCGTTGATCGCTGGATTGATGAGTACGACGTAAAAAGCCAGGTGAAAGCGATCCGGCCGGTGGTTGCTTACATGGGGCCGGACGTAATGCTAGGCATTGAGGCGGTAGATAAGGCGAGGCATATGGCGCGGGATCTGCGCAAGCAAGGCCGTAGCCAGAGCACGATCAATAACCACGTGCAGGTGGTTAAGCGTGTGCTGAACCTTGCTTACCGAGAGTGGGAATGGATAAACCAGCCGCTGGGGGACAAGCTCAAAAAGCCCAACCCCAAAAACGAGCGGCATGTTTATCTAACAGAGGGTGACTTGCGGAGGTTGTTGCAGGCGATCCCCGATAGCCGCGGCGATGATAAGAAAGTCATCGCCCTGGCAGCCGTGACAGGGCTGCGCCAGGGCGAGCTTTTATCGCTAGAGCCGTCGAACGTGCACGGTGGTCGCATCGTACTGCGACCAGATCAAACGAAGAACGGGAAAGTTCGCGTAGTACCGGTACCCGCTGACGCTCAATCGTGGCTGCATGAACTGCCGTTTGCAAGCAAAAAGCACACGATCAGGGTCACGTTTGAAGCGGCCCGGGCGGCGATTGGCCGCAACGATCTACGGTTCCACGACCTACGCCACAGCTACGCCAGCCTGTTAGCGCAAGCGGGCGAGAGCATGACAAGGGTACGGGATCTGCTGGGGCATTCCAGCCTACTGGTGACCAGCCGCTACAGTCATATTTTTGACAGTGGGCTGGACGATATAGGGGCACGGTTGCCGCAGCTGAGTGGGGCATTCTGCGACCAAACTGCGACCAAGCACTAA